GCCGATGTGGATAACTTCCTCAAGGCGACCCGAAGTAATATCCAGGATTTAGAGGCAGCCGTGGTCGAGCTGAAGGCTAAGGCGCTCAAGGATAAGTTTGAGGAGACCTTTATCTATGGCGATTCTTCAGATAACAAGCAGTTTGACGGTCTGAGGAAGCTGATTGATACCACCACCGCCGGCGACCAGGTAATAGCCATGGATGGTACCGGGGCTACCCTGACCCTGGCCAAGCTGGACGAGCTTATCGATGCGGTAAAGGGTGGTAAGCCGTATATTCTGCTGATGAGCCGCCGCTCGAGGCGCAAGATTAACGCCCTGGTCAGGGCTGCCGGTGGCATGATAGAGAGCGACCGGGATAAGTGGGGCAACTTCGTCCAGCTGTGGGACGGCATCCCCATCGGCGTCAATGACTGGATACTGGATACCCACGTCCTTACCGGCAGCGTGGAGACGGCAACCACCGGAGGCACCTGCTCTACTATCTATGCCTTCCAGATGGGGGAGGGAGCTCTGTGCGGCTTGACCGGCCCCGGTCACCTGACCGTGGAGCCAATCGGCTCGCTGGAGACCAAGGACGCATCACGAACCCGCATTAAGTGGTACTGCTCGCTGGCTCTTTTCAGCTCAATTAAGGCAGCCGCTTTAATCGGGGTTAAGGACTAAAACCAGCCAATTTCGGGGGAGCCTCTTACGAGGCTCCCCCACAGGAGGGGAAAATGGAAAACAAAGACGCAGCACGATGGATTTGTCACTACAGGCTAGCCAAATACCACCAGGACATTGAGCCCTACCGTGGTTCAGAGCCAGCCTTCTATGAGAGGTTTAAACCCTATGAGGTGGTTGAGGGCGAGGGTAATTGCCTGCTTAACGTCGGCATTGATGAGATGTGGGACTTAATTTGCGGTGATTCCGCCAATCACTTTGACAATGCCAATGCCCAGATCGGCGTCGGCGATTCCAGCACTGCCGCCGACCCTTCCCAGACCGATTTACAGGCAGCCACCAACAAGACCTATAAGGGTATGGAAACCGGCTATCCCACCTCTACCGACCAGAAGGCAACCTTTAAGGCAAGCTTCGGCGATAGCGAAGCCAACTATGCCTGGAACGAATGGGTGGTGAAGCAGGGAGCCAGCGGCAAGTGCCTTAACAGAAAGGTTGACGCCCTGGGCACAAAATCAAGTGGCACCTGGACTTTAGAGGTTAGCATCACTTTGAGCTGATAGAGGGAGGGCTTAACCACTCTTCCTTTGCTTGTGTGGGGAGCGAATAATGGCTGAACCCATTGAGCTTATAGAGAGACGAACCAGAACTGGTAAGACTCATCATCTCGGCGGGAACAGATATTCCGTAGATGTTGATAATATCTCTATTCATTACCGAGATGACCCTGACAATGCTGCTGAGCTATACAAAGAGATTGACCCTAATATCCAGCCTAGCTCAAGGGCAGACTGGGATTGGGAGGTTACAAAAGGGCATTGGCATCTCCTAATCAAGGAAGATACCACTATTGCCCTCGGCAAGGACGGGCACTGGATAGGATTCAGGCTTGAAAGCCTCGCTTATCTTGATGCGGTAACCAAGGAATACCATATCCTGCAACAGAGGCAGACAGTTACCCCTCTGGTTTCTGGCAACAAAATAAGATGGGAGGGCATATTTGATGGTGCCAACCTTGAGTATATCTATGGCAAGGACGGGTTCAAAGAGAATATAGAGCTTACTCAACAAGCTAGAGATTGGTGTAAAAATCACCCGCCCAGTGATTACGGGCTGAGTGATGAAGATAGCTTCCTTGTCTTCTATATGAAGTGCGACTGGAAGAACACCTATCCTGCCGAGGATGAAAGTGGGGAGGCAATAAACTGGGAAGCCGATAATGAATTTGAGGATAAGGGGATATTCTTCAGGCATCCAGTCAAAAACTACCTAGTTTCGGCACTCCCCCTTAGCTATGCCAGACATAAAGATTCTGATACTATGTCATGCCCCCTCATCGGAACAGGTGAATGTCCCCGAGGGATAAGCTGCTCACGGGGAGCGGGCAGTTGCACGAAATGGTTTAATAGCAACCTGCAAGCTCCAATCCGCAAACGATTTTTCAAGAAGGGGGATAATTACTGGCTACTCTTCGGCTCAAATGTCAAAAGACTTAATCAAATATTGGAAGGGACTATAATCTTTGACCCTTCAGTTGATGAGCAGGTGGGTGCCAGTTCTGACGATGCTGGTACTGGCGGTGCAAACTGTGGTGCTTGGGCTTTGACTATAATTTATCTAGGTTTTGGTCAGTGTTGCGGGGAGAATATTGAAAATTCGGGGATGCGATTTCAGACCGTAAATGTCCCCAACGGTGCTACGATAGATACTGCTTATTGCACCCTATATGCTGTTGGTTCTTGTAACCCAACAGCAGCATTGTTGAAAATAAGAGGAGAGGATACTGATGACGCTACCACCTTCAGCACTCTGGCTGATTTTAATGGAAGAAGCAGGACTTCGGCTTCCGTTAATTGGACACCATCAGCCTGGACGGCTGACAACTGGTATAACACAGACGAAATCAAAACCATAATTCAGGAGATTGTCAACAGAGGTGGATGGGCAGCCAACAATAACCTGGTGATTTTCATTGAAGATAACGGTAGCACCACTGACTCTGTAAGGTGTTATAGCTGGGATTATGATGACCACTCCAAAGCGCCCAAGCTCCATATTGAATATACAGCCGTAACCGAGAAGACTTCTTCTGACACTGGCTCTGGTGCTGAGGGCGTACCCCTGCCCAGCGCCATTCTGGCTGGCAGTGAGAACGGTTCCGGTATTGAAGCCCTCGTCGCCAGGCTGTTAGCCGCCGTTGACACTGGCTATGGTGTTGAAGTAGTTGTTGAAGTCGGCGGTCTGCTCAAGAACCTGTTTGCTGCTGAACTGGGACAAGGCTCCGATTCTCTTATTGCCAAAATAGAAATGCCCACCAAGGGGGGAGGTATGAAACTATGGACCTAAACACGATGAGAAGTATTGTCCGGCGCGACTTAAAGGATGAGGACGCGGCAAACTACCGCTGGAGCAATGATGAGCTGGACAGGCACATCGCCCACACCGTAAAGGAGTTTTCTGAGGCGGCGCCTCTGCCGGCAAAGGCTACCCTACCTACCGCCGCCAGCTCCAGGGTGATTGATATAGCGTCTCTGACCGATAGGGTGATGGTGGAGGCGGTGGAATATCCGGTGGACAGGTTCCCGCCCTGCTACCAGAGGTTCGCTCTATGGGGACACGCCCTGACCCTTTTTGGCGATGAAGTCCCTAATGGCTCCAACTGCAATGTCTATTACGGCATGCTCCACACCCTTGATGCCGAGAGTTCAACCATCCCTACCAAGCACGAGGACCTAATCGCTACCGGTGCCGAGGGCTATGCCGCCGTAGAGTGGGCTAGCTACGCCATCAACAGGGTCAGTGTCGGCGGTAGCGGAACCCCGAAGGAGTTCCTCACCTGGGGCAATGAGAGGTTAAAACAATTCAGGAGCGAGCTGAAGAGGCTGGGAAGAAGAAACCGGGTCAGAATCCGCCAGCTATACCAGCCTTATAATTTTCCAGTGTCTAAATCTACCGATTACGGACCATAAAAGGAGGACACCTTGAGCATTAAACAAGGACTAGCCAGGACTAAAGATGGTTTACCGAAAGAGGCGTTTGCCATCATCGGCGACCCAGATGACCCTGATACCTGGAAGCTGCCCCATCATAATAGAAGTATCTTCAGAGCCCTGAAGGGGAAGCTTGATATAGAAAAGACGGTCGACTGGGAGCGAATGCCAGCGGCGGTGGCTGCCCTCTCCCCCGGCGGTTACCGGGGGCAGAGGGTTGATGCCAGCCCGGAGCAGATACTGCAGGCAGCCCGGCACCTGGCAGACCACTACCGCCAGGCAGGTAAGCCACTGCCTGATACCCTGGCAGCACTGGCATAGAGGACAAAAATGATAGGCCAACTGTATAAATGGCTCTGGACCAGGATAGGTGGCAGACCCTGGTCTTACATCATCCGGGACAGCCAGAGGAAATATCCCCTGTTCTGGCTCCTCCTTTTTGGCGCCATTGGCATTCTGCTCGGTCACATATTTTGGTAAGTTGGGGAGGGCTCAATGAGACAACTCAGCTCCACATTGCTCGCCGCCCAGAAGGAGGCTAGCCATGTCCCCTACGTCAAGGTGGAAGCCTCAAATAAACACGCCGGCGTGGTCAACCTGCAGTGGACAAGGCTCTATACCGGCTCAGAAGATGACTACTTTCACGCCGTGACCATGCCCGGCGATGGCTGCCTAATCAGGGCAAGAGTAACACCCCCGTCTGATTCCAGAAAGCTCTACCGCCAGAGGGTAGCCGACCCCAGCCCCCAGTCCGATTTCAGCCAGTGGGTTTACACCAACCAGTATGATGTGGTTACTGTCGCTGGCTGCTCCCTGGGGGCTGAGGTCTCTATCTTCTGGATTAAAAGCAACCGCCAGCTCTACCAGCTAAAGAGCACCGACTACGGGGCGAGCTGGGGAAGCCCCCAGCTCCTGGGCTATACCCCAACCACCGCCATTAACGGCATCGCTGCCGCTTACAAGCCCAACGGCGATATCGCCCTGTTCTTCGCTGACCAGGCGACCCTCTATGTGATGAAGCGCCTAAATGGTAGCTGGGGAGATAAGGTCGCCTGGGATAAGTCAACCGGCGACCTCTCAGGGGTAGCCACCGTCTATGGCGGCGACTGGAACCTGTTCGTTACCGGCAAAGATTCTGATGATAATTTTAAGCTGTGGTCACTGGTTTACGGCGACGGCGGGGATGTCGCCGCCGACACCTGGTCAGGGCTGAAGGAGTTTGCCTCAGCCCCCTCCGACGGCAGTTTTGAATACCGCACCGCCTTTATGGATAAGCCCGATGTCTATCGCTGTTTCTTTGTTGAGAAGTTCAGCGGCAATAAATCGTATGACCGCCCCTGCTGGTCGCACTCAGTCCCGGAGAGTAAATTTATTGATAACCTGTGGCATGAGCCAGTACCGTTTAACCTTTCCAGCCAGTATGGCCTGGCTATCGCCCACCACGACCAGTACTGCTGGCTGTCCACCCCCTACGGCGTGTGGCGAGCCGAGCTGACCGTACAAAACCTGGATTTATCCGCCGACGTCCTGTCACTAAGGCAGGAACTCGCCCCAACCAGAGGTAGTCTTGCCGTGGAGTTGAGAAACGACGATGGCCGGTATGCGGCGCCGGGGCAAGGAGACCTGTCAGTCCTTGACATCGGCTGTCAGCTTGAGTTCAGCCCCGGCTATGTTACCTCTCAGGGGAATGAGGTCAGCCCGGGGTTAGCCTTCACCCTTGAGACTTTAGAGCATACCAGCGCCACCGGTCAGGCCAGCCTGGTTCTTCATGCCTCCGACGGCTGGGACCTGATGGAAAACTGGAGAGCCAGGCACCAGTTCCGCTGGAACAAAGAAGCTGAGGAGATGAGCGTCAAGCAAATCCTGGCCTTTGTATTGGCCAGGGTTGGGCTGAAGCTGGAGATAAAGTCCCAGTCATCAGCTTTGACCGGCTACTACCCCGATTTCACCATCAACCCCAATAACAGCGGCGATACCGTTATCCAAAGGCTGCTATCGTTCGTCCCTGATGTTCTGTTTATTGAGGGCAGTAATGCCTATGTGGTGAACCCATTGTCCTCTGACGGCTCTGATTACTCCTATGGCTCGTCCCACTCTGTAGTTGAGGGCAGGTACAGAACCGCCGGCTGGGGGCTTAATCGGGTCCAGGTGGAGGGCTATGACCCGGCACAGGATGAGACCATAGTGGTTGATGCCTTCACCTGGGAGCAGATAGACCGCCTCTATGACCGGCTGAGGCAGGTTGAGGATAAGAATCTGGATACGGTAGCCAAAGCCGAGCAGAGGGGGGAAGCCTATCTAAGAGGGGCGGAGATAGAATCAGTTAACGGCTCTATTCTCGCCCCGGTTAACTGCGGGCAGCAACTGTATGATGTTATCGACATCACCGATAGCCGGGCCGGGCTGGAAGCAGCCAAGAGGAGGGTAATCGGGCTGACCCTGGTCTACAGTC